GGAACGAACAAGTACAAGACACTACACCGCAAGATTCAAGTGTACACACGGATTCGCCATCAACTGACGAGGGCGGTGCTGCGCTTGACAGGTTCATGGAGCAAACTGATGGTCCTGCGAAACCCGATAGACAGACAACTGAAGGTGGGCAAGGGCGACAAGCGGGTGTACCCAAGCCAAGCGAAGAAGCACAAGCTCAACCACGTGGACCTGTCGCTCGTGAGACTGAAGAGGTTCGACAAGTTCCTGCGGCTAAGAGACAGTACGGATCGCTATTCTACGCAGACCAGCGCGGAGACATCTACAACGCGCAAGGGCAACTAATCGCAAAGCAAGGCTACGGACGCAGTGTCTTTCACCAGATCTACCCGTACGTGGAAGCACTCGCTACAGAGAATGCATCACACAAGACACGACTTGAGAACTACGAGCGCGCTAATGACATTGCAAAGCAGAACGGTCTCACGCTCGATGATTACGGCGCTGCAATGCAACTCATGGTGTCGTGGAAGAAGAATAAGCTCGAAACACTGAAAACGCTCTTGAACATCGCACACGAAACTGGTACTGACATCACGTCGATACAGCAAGGCGGCATCAATCCGGCTGCCCTGCGCGCGACGATGGAGGAACTACTCGACTCGCGGTTGCAACGGTTCGACCCGTTTGTTGAGAACCTGCAACGTGAACGTGAGTCGCAAGCTGAGAACGAAGCCGTGATGACGCAGTATCATGCGTTCATGGAAGAGTTCCCAGACGCGGGACCGCATCAAGGTGCGATTGCAAGAGTGATGCGGGACCACAACTACACGCCGAGGGAAGCATACTTCGCCCTTCGGAGTGTTGCACAGCAGCATGGTCTTGACTGGAACCAAGACTTGCAACCACAGCTAGCGAAGGCGTCCAACGGACAGCAGACACCTCCCGGTTCGGGACAAGACCGTGCGCTACCGCAGATGAGCGGTGGTAGGAATGGAGCGAGTGTCGCAGCAACTGCAAACGGCAGCAACAGCGGTACTGGCGAAGAGTCGTGGGACCACATCCTACGCAAGACATTCGAACAACACGGTATCAAACTCTAGAACCCAGAGGTACACATGCTTAGCACATATGCTGCTGGTACGCTGGACACTGTTATCCACTCGATGCTGGACAACAGCCGTCGCAAGCTGATCATGGCCGCAATCAAGAGCAACGCACTCGTAGCGTGGGCATTCGCTAATGAGCGCGTCGAGACTGAGACTGGCGCGAACATCACGAACCCGTTGATCGTTGGGCGCAATCCCAACATCACCAGCACACAGTACTACAACCCGATCCCCGTCGCACAGACGAATGAGTTCGACACTGTGCGCTACGGCTGGTCGCGTGTTGTCGGCACTGTGATCATCAGCGAGCAGGAAGAGGACGAGAACACTGGCGAGCAAGCCATCTTCAAGATCATGAAGGCGAAGATGCAGGTGCTCGAAGAGTCGATCAAGGAGAGGTTCAGTGGGTACTTGTACGGTGTTGGTACTGGGCTCGATCCTAACGGTCTCGGCAATCTTATTCCTGATGATCCGACTACTGGTAGCCTAGGTGGCATCTCGCGTGCTGCACAGCCGCAGTGGCGTACGAGCGCGTATCAGTTCAACGGTACACTCGACGCGAGCAACATCGAAGAAGCGTTCGATGACATCTTCATGGACCTCACGCTGAAAGGCGAGTCGCCCACGGTGATCATCTGCGGACGCAACATCTATCGCCTGTATCGACAGGCAGCGAAAGACCGTGTGATGTTCGCGCTGAGTGAGACCAAGACGGGCAGCAAGATGTTCGATCTCGGCTTCAAAGGCGCATCGCATAACGGCACGCCCATCATCTACGATGAGGACTGTGGCGTGAATCGTGCGTACTTCATCAACGACAAGTATCTGCGCCTGCACATGCTGAAAGGCGTGAACATGCGCACGAAGAAGCTCAACAGCCCATGGAACATGGACGCATCTGGCAGCCGCATTCAGTGGCAGGGCCAGTTCTGTCTGTGGAAGGCGTACCGCACGCACGCTGTTCTCCGTAACGGAACGACGGGGTAGCATCATGGGAATGCGTGTCGAATACGAAGTACGCAAGTTGTCACCTGACTACGTGACTACTGAGAAGTACTACGCCTTTGTCGATGATGACACGATGCCGCCTGATCGTTGGGGCCGAAAGCGTCAACGCATGGTGTCAGAAGACAGAGAGTCGAAGGGCGGCTACTTGTTCATTGTGCGTGGAAAGCCGGGACACAGCATTAGACTGACGAGTCTCGATCAACTCTCGTCATTCAATCTCAAGTCCACGCCGCGCATGATCGACAACGAGAGCGGCGAGGAAGTAGGTCTGGACGGTGTGCCTCTGACTGTGAAGCATCAACTCGATGCAGCGAAGCGGTTCGGCACACTCACTGGCCCACACGGTACTGACATCGACGTGTCTGAGCCATCGCTGACAGGTGATGAGCCTCTAGAAGTAGAAGAGTTCGCTCCTGGCGCAGAGGGCGAAGAAGCCGTTGATTCCACGATTGCAAAGCTGGAGTAACAACACATGGTCACTGCACGCAACTATCCTGACTACTTCCCGTACGGTATCAGTGTTGCCGTCCGTAATCTAGAGTACGCGGTCGATGTCAACATTGGGCATCCGTACGTAGCGAATCTCGGTGCACCGCTTGCTTCGGCAGGCGTTGTCGTGGGAACGCTAGGCCCACTCGTCACAGGTCAGATCAACACGTTCACCGCTGCGAACATGAACAACGGCGGGCTTGTTCCTCATGACTCGCTCACGAGGCGTAACGGCTGGGGACGCGGTGTGACGCTCACTGGCTCTGCTGCTGGTGCACGCACGATCACACTCGATGGCTATGACTATCTTGGTCAGGCTATGCGGTGGACTGGCGCGCTCAACGGCACGACGCCTGTACCAGTAGCGAAGGCATTCCAGTGGATCACTGGTGTGTCGTTCGGTGCTGCTGCTGACACCGTGACTGTCACCATCGGCATCACGGACGTGTTTGGTCTACCGTACACGTTCCAGCAACTCATTGCAGAGATGAAGAACTACGTCGTCGCTGCGAACGCTGGCACCTTCGTTGCTGGTCTTGCAGAAGGCACAGCAGCAACGGCGACGAATGCGGATGTCCGTGGAACGTATCTCCCCGTCACGGTCATTCCAGATGGCGTGAACGTCTTCGAGGTCACGTACATGGTTCGTCGCGGGAATCTCCACGGCGCTGCACAGTTCGCTGGGTAGCTGCTTTCCCACGTGGAGTGGCGTGAGTGAGGTGTGTGTCCCTCGCTCACGCTTTCCGCGCTTGTCGCTAGTCCTACGGGTTAAAGGAAACAACCATGGCTTACTACCGCATTGAAGTGCTTGAGGAAGTACCGCACATTGACCCGCCACCGGAAGTGCTCGCGGTGGAGAAGTCGGATGACAAGGAGATGCAGGCGCGGTTCAAGAGAGACCACGACGAGGCAGTGGTTCGACGCAAGAATGACATTGCAGTCCTAGAGTCTGAGCGGAAGACCAAGGTCGCGATTCGCCAGATGCAGGTGAAGCAGCGCACTGAGGGATTCCAGATCGCTGTCATTCGCAATGATAACAACCGCGCCGTGTGTCTGTGCGATGGAATGACTGAGGCGCACCACATCGCCACGCTACTGGGAGATCGTCCGCTAGTGTAAAGCAGGTGTACACATGCCTTTCCGTACACTCCGAGATGCCATCACACAAGTAGCTCGCAACATGTCTCTGGTCAACGGTGTGAACATGACACCGTACTCAGATGACACAGTGGCGAGTTACTTGGTTGCGGCGCATGAGCACATCATGGGTGAGGGCGAGTGGAGCGAGATGATCGTGTGGCGTTCTCGCGTGCTCGATGGTGTGCAAGGACTTGTCACTGAACTCATCACAGACACGGACGACTGGAAGAAGATCAGGCGCATCTATCACGAACTGTATCAGACGCCGATGCCTGTGTTGACCAGCTACGTGAACCCCATCTTCGACTCGTCACTCGCACAGGGCTATCGAGGACTTGCACCTGAAGAGGATCACGCAGGCACAGGCAAGTACCTAGTCAAGTTCTATCCACCGAATCTCACTGGCACTGTGGCGCTTCAGATCGAACGCAGTCTCAATGTCACAGATGACACGGCTGTGTTGCCGATTGACTGGTGGCTGCATGTGTACTTCGCGAGTTGGATGTACGCATGTGACGACGGCACGAACCCTGTGCAGATCGACAAGTACCTGAAGCTGGCCGACAAGCGGCTGAAGCAAGTCAACGCAGCGGAGCACTCACGGCCCACGTCTTCGATGCCGGGCAGCATCACACCGACGATGTGGTGGGAAGACGATGCCCCGTACAGCTAACGCAGCAGTCAACATCATACAGGAGACCACGAGCCGTGACTTCAGCGGTGGGCTGAACGTTGCCGACAGTGAACTGAACCTCACTAGCAAGTTCGCACGCGTACTCGACAACTTGATCGTGGGTCTTGATGGCTCGTTAGAGGTGAGACAAGGCACGAAGCTGTTCACTGACATCAGCAACGTGAGCACGTACGACATCGAGAACATCTGGTTCTTCTACAGGTACGTCATCAGCATCAACACGCGCGGCGAGATATTCGCTACTGATGGCACAGGCTCGACGAGGGTGATCTGGAACGTGGCAATTGCTGCTGCGAAGCGTCCTGGACTCACGATCTGGCCAGCATCAGGCTTCGTCACGTTCGCTGAGTTCAATGGCGAGTTGATCATTGCGAACGGGCAGAACAAGCCACTGCGTGTGACTGTGGCACTTGACGTGGATTACCTCGCTGACCTCGCTACAGGCAGCAACATCAACGTGCCCATCGGCAGTGTGATGGCTCCGTACGCGAACCACTTGTTCATCGTGTCGGACAAGTACATGCTCAACATCAGCGAGCGCAATGCGGCAGGCACGTGGAACGGTGATCTCGGCGCTGTGTACGTCAACGTGTTCGACATGCGCCCGTACTGTCCTGTCGGTGACACGGAAGTCATGGGCCTGTTCCCGTTCAAGGGGTTCCTGCTTGTGAGCTTCCGTGAAGTCATCGTGCCTATCACGATCACGGAAGATGCCACAGCGACACCGAAGCTGAACATCAAAGTGGTAGGCGACAGCGTCATCAACAACTACGGTGCGATCTCGTCACGTGTTGGACAGGACATTGGCGATGTGAACTTGACGTGTGACATCACTGGCGTGTCTGCACTGAACCTCAACAACTTCACCAAGATTCTCGCACCGGACAGGCCGAGCAGGTTCATTGATCCACTGTTGCAGAAGGACATCAACATCCTCGACATCGAGTCGCTGCGGCAAGGCTCGTTCAGCATCTTTGACCGCAGACTGAGCGCGTACATGTTGTTCCTACCGAATGAGATGCACGAGTACCAGACAGAGAACAATGCGTACCTGTACCGCTACGTAGACAGACTCAACATCGAAGCGTGGTCAAAGATCAAAGGCTGGAACTGGCACGCAGGTGCGCGTAGTGCAGAGGGCAGCATCTTCTTCTCACGCTTCAACGACACGAAGATCTTCCTGCTCGGTGACAGCAAGACACGACCACTGCATCGTGACTACATGGGCGAGCAGGAGATGTTTAGTGACATGACACTGTTCACTGATCACACTGGACTCGGACCTGTTGCGAATGTGAACGAGAGCGGGTTGCCTATCGAGTTCGCGTGGGAGACACCGTGGTCCGACTTGAAGCATCGTGGACTCGCGAAGACACTACGCTATGTGATCTTCGACACAGAAGGCGATCAAGAGTTCCGTATGCATGTGTTCATCGATGACATCTACACGTCACCGCAGACAGGCGAGACGTTCAGCGATGAGACCACGTTCACAGATGGCACAGGTTGGATTCCGTACGTGGTACTGCCATACACACCTGCATTGCAACTCGACTTCATTGGCAAGGACGCAGGTGGCTGGGGCATCCAACTGTACGGCAATTCTCCATACGGCGGTGGTAACAACACAGGCATACGCAAGCTGACACTCGCACCTACGAAATTCAACACGATGAAGCTGCGCATGGCTGGACGTGCAGTTGGCCCGTTGAAGTTCGTGGCCATCACGCTGCTATTCCAAGGCGGCACAATCAGGAGGTTGCCATAATGGCTAGTCAGATTGATCCATCTGTGTTCCCCGACAATCAGCTAGTGGACAAAGCCGATCTGCGTGAACAGTTCCAGATCGCTAAGCAGGAGATCACCGCACTACAGAGTCAGACATCGTTCATTCGTCGCGCTGCATACAGCGACGACTGGTTCAACAACATCTAAGGAGTAGAACATGGCTGACAACATTGGTGTTCTCGGCAGTGCAACTGGACTCACTATCGGCACGCACACTGTGTACACGTGTCCTGCTAACAAGGCAGCGAAGTTCAGGCTGTTTGCGAAGTGGCGTACAGGTCCGGCTACTACACTAACAATTACGATGAACAACACGATTATTGTCGTCCTTGCCGCCGTACCAGACTTGAGTTTTGTCTTCACCAACGGAGGTGGAGGACTCATACGCACACCTGCACTAACGCAGCCGACTGGTGGGACTCCTGCTGAGACGTGTATGCCTGCTGCTCCAATCTACTACCTCAGCTCAGGACAGTCTGTGGTTTACACGATTGCTACTGCCGAATGCACGATTGCAAATTGCAGTGCTGTCGGTGTCGAGATTGATCTGACTCCGTAGGTGTGAGATGCCTGACTCCAACATCACGTACACGCCGAACTTGATACTGTCGAAGCTGCCCGCGAACTATCACGTGTGGGCGCAGATCATGAACGACAACCTGACGCTGATTGATGCAGCAGTGTCAGGCTTCGTGATCTATGACAACTTCCGTGGTGCGTGGCGGAACTCGACGCATTACCATGTTGGAGACACGGTTGTTGACTTGACTACTGCTGCTGTGTGGACTGCTGCTGTAGATCACATCAGTGCGATGCTACCGACTACGTTTGCACAAGATCAAGCAGCGCATCCGACGTATTGGGTTCCCACGAACGTCGCTGCTGTGAAGCGTGGCGCGTGGATGCCACACACGTCGTACAACGTGAATGACTTCGTACTTGCGAATGGCACACTGTACGCGATGTGCACGTTGCAGCATGTGTCCGGTGCTGTGTTCGAGGACGATCTCGCACTCGGCTACTGGACAGTGTTGATCGACTTCTCCGACTTCACTGCATCTGTCGCTGTTGGCAGTACTCCGCCTGCTGTGCCCATCAACAATCAGATGTGGTGGAACAGTGATCTTGGACAGTTGTTCGTTTGGTACAATGACGGAGATACGACACAGTGGGTGCCAGCGTCTCCTAGTACGTCTGACGCTACAGTAGCAATCAGTACTACTGCACCGATCTCACCTGTCAGTGGACAGATGTGGTGGCACACGACACTTGGTGAGTTGTTCATCTGGTACAACGATGGCAACAGTGCACAGTGGGTACCTGCGACGCCGAGTAGTGGCGGGTCCGATTACGTCACAGTGAGAGACTACGGAGCCATTGGTGATGGTACTGCTGATGACACAGCAGCGTTCGTTGCAGCAGGTGCCAGTGGTCGAACTGTGTATGTTCCTGCTGGGACGTACTCTGTACCGGAAGGCAACATCACGGTCGCGTCGAATACTGAGTTCATCGGCCTCGGTATGCAGAAGGCGAAGATTGTAATTAGCACTACGACGTTGAATGGGTTGTTCAATCTCGGTGCCAACAGCAACATAGCGATCCGCAACCTGCATTTGAAAGGCAATCAGGAAACGCAAAGAAGCGTGAGTTCTGGTTCATGCGCGATTAATGGCAATGGATGTACTGATGTCACTATCGAGGATTGCTTGATTGAGGATTGGACGTTCTTCGGTATCCAATTCAATGACGTTACACGCGCAAGCATCTGTCGCAACGTTGTGCGACGCGTGTACATGCGCGTCGGCATTAGCTGCGGAAACTCAATCCCATCGACCGATGTGCAGATCAAGGACAACTTCGTCTCGGAGACACAAGAAGGCAACATCGTATCGCTCGGTAGCGGCTGGGTTGTGACAGGTAACTTCTGTGACACAACGAACTGGGGCGATCACACGGGAACGTCTGACAACGTTACTGCCTACGCACGGGCAGGCTCAATATCCAATTGCATCGTCGCGAACAACGTGTGCAAGAACTCAGGCAACAACGGGATGCATGTTGGTTCGGACAAGTTGATCATCAGCAACAACATCATCATTAATCCGGTGGGTACAGGTATTGCTGTAAGCCATGCTCCTAATGATGTGTGGCCTCCAGGTTCTGGACCGCCAAACATCTATCCTGATCAGATGTTCGGCGCAGTCATTACTGGCAACGACATCTCGTTTGCATCAAGCAGCAATGCAGGCGGCATTATTCTTCGAGACGTTTCTAACTTCGTCGTTAGCGGCAACAACATTAGAAATGGCTCCACAGGCATTGCGTTGCGTGGATACACTTCGGCAGAAACTATTCCAGTGGTCAAATGGTGCAGCAACGGAACAGTTGTAGGCAACACGATTGAAGGATACACAAGCTCTGGGATTGAGTTTACTGGTAACGTCAAAGACGTGTCAGTAGATTGCAACAATCTAGAAGGCGGTGTCGGTGCTGTTCAAGATTTCTGGCACAACTTCACAAGCGCGACGCCTGAGAATGTCTATGTCGGTGCGAACAACTACTCGACAGGTCCAGGAATAAAGCTGCCACGAGTCGTAGCATCGGCGGGCGGGAACAGTGCGTTACTGCGTGTGAATGTAGATTCGCTCAACGAACCTGCAACAGCACCGACTGGACTCATTGTTCACGACATTGGAGTCAGTAACGCGTGGCCAACTACCACGGTCGGCGCAGGCATTCACTTCAGCAGCGCAGATGCAGGTGCTGGTGCACAAGCGGGAGTGCGTCTCAGCTTCGGGCAGGGCATGAACTCGGCTTCTGGCAACAACAGCAGCTTCGTGTGGTCAACTGCACCTGTGACTGCGGGAACGATGGTTCCTGTGGCGACCTTGGACACTTATGGCCAGTTCAATCTCACTAGTACAATTGCTTCACCGCAAGGACTTGCTAAGTTTCACATTGGCGGTGACATTGATCGTGCATCTTGGGGTCAAACAGTTGGTGTACTTGCTAACGTTGCTCCATCTATTGCCAGAGACACGACTAGCGCAGGTGGTGCAACTGTCGCAGCACGCTTTGCCAGTGCATTTGGCATTCCGACTTTCGCTGCAAGTAATGCGACTGTTACGCTGACAGCAGCGGGGACATTGTTCATTGCAGGTTCTCCTGTTGCTGGGTCCGGCGTGAGCATAACCAACACATACTCACTCTATGCCAATGGACGGTCGTTCATAGCAAACCAGACAACTGCTGTGTCAACGACGACGAATGCTCCACTGCGTATACCGCATGGTGTTGCACCAACTACGCCTACAGATGGTGACATTTGGACAACGTCAGCCGGAATATTCGTACGCATCAACGGCGTAACCAAGACATTCACACTTACTTAGGTAAGCACAGATGCTCGACTTTCCGACTGGACCTGTTAACGGACAACTGTACGCTGCACCTAATGGCGCGACGTATCAGTGGGAGACAGCGTTTGGACTGTGGACTTCGCTGTCTGCACAGACAGATGTACCTGTGTTCGGCCCAATCAATGTGAGAGAGTTCGGTGCGAAGGGCGACGGTGTTACCGACGACACTATTTCGATACAAGCAGCCATCGACAATGCGTATGCTTCTGGTGGTGGCGTCGTGTCCTTCCCCGAGGGAACATACAAAGTCAGTGCATCGTCGCTGAACGAGACGTACAGCAACAGCTTCGACGCTGGCGGTATTCCTATTCCTGTTCCCGCATCGGGTTGTGCAATTGTGCAGCGTTCGGGCGTATCACTAGTCGGACAGCCTGATCGTTCAGCGAAGATATACTGTTCCAGTACAGCGATCTCGATCATCAACCAGATCGCACCAGAGAATTGTGTTGTTGAAGGCTTTGAGATTTACTCGACATGGGCTCCAGCACTGCCTGCTGATACAGGTATCGGCATCATCACGTTGGCTACTGGCGATGCAACGAATCGCAAGTGCAGGAACAATCTCTACCGCAACCTCTACATACACAACGTCGGCGGCTATGGTGTCTCGCTACAGAACGGCTCACCAACACGGTGTCGTATCGAGGACGTAGATGTGTACGACATCGGCGCTGATGGACTCGACTTGAAAGCACGTGACGAGAACACTGTAGAGCCGAGTGGTAACACAGTCACCAACTGCACGATACGCAAGTTTGGTCAGCGCGGTGGCAGTACTAACGGCTCTGCTGGCATTGATGTGCGTGGTGTGTGGAACATCAATGGAGTCTCTGTTACTGAGTTCGGAACTGGCAACTCAACTGACTACACTGGTGTGCGGTTCCGTACAATGCCCTCGCGTGTAGAGGATTGGCCCGGTGCTGGACAGTACAGCACGCTCACTGGTTTCTACGTCAAAGCCGATCCTGCGTCTGTTGCCACGAACCTGTACGGTGTCTTCTCTGGATCGAAGAATGTTCAAATATCCAACGGTGTAGCTATTGGATGTCACTACAACTACTCACTCATCGGCAACGTTGCTGGATCTCCGACTGAATGTATCTTCTCCAATATTACATCGATCAACGCACGCACGTATGGCTGCTGGATTACATCGGGTGGCCAACGCGCACGTGTAGTTGGTTACACGTCGATGGGAAGCGTCGTTGCTGGTTTGAGGAACGAAGCCACTAGCGTTTCTGTTATCAGTCATCGCAGTGTCAGCGACGCGGTGGACATCGATCTGTCTAATCCGGGGCCAGTAGTAGGACAAGGTCCACCCGTAGCACTGTGGGTGATGGTTGACAACACTGCCGGACAAGCATCGTTCAGTGGTGCAGTTGGCGTGCTTGGTCCTGCACTCGACGTGAACAGGATAGGTATTGCATCTGCCGGTGAGATACACATCAGCACTGACAAGCAACAGACTGCTGCGTTTAATCTCAGAACTGGAGCAGTCAATCGCTGGACTATACGTAAAGGTACAGTGGATGAGACAGGGAGTAACACAGGCAGCGACTTTGAAATAGTTGCCCGCAACGACGCAGGAGGGACCATTGGTGCAGCACTGTTCATCACACGTGCTACAGCAAATGTAACGTTTGCTGCCACTGTGATAACGGCTGCATCGCACGCGACGCGGTCGGGACTGAGATTACCGCACGGCGCTGTTCCAACTACTCCGGTTGATGGCGACATGTGGACTACTACCGCAGGCACGTTCATTCGTATCAACGGTGTCACTAAGACATTCACGCTTACTTAGGAACAGCTATGCTCGACTTCCCTGCATCACCTATCACTGGACAACAGTACAACGCACCTAACGGTGTCACGTACGAGTGGGTTCCGACGCCGCCGATGTGGATTGTGAATGGCACATTTACGCCACCGTCTCCAACTGGTGATGGATTAGTAGATCAAGGCTACGTGCTTGCAGACAACTACGGTGCAGTGAAGAACGAAGTCACATTCAATGCAGCGTGTCTCGATGCGAAGGCACGTGGCTTAAATGTCATGGTTGGTCCCGGCACGTGGACATCTACTAACGGAGGCACGTTCGTCAATCCCGGTGTTGAAGTGACTGGTGCTGGACCCGCACTTACACGTTTCGTCAAAGTCGGCACTGGTCCGTGCTTCACTGCATCTGGAACAGTGCCAGTCACAACTGGTGGCTCTGCGGTAGTCGGCACTGTGTTTGCAGGAGACATCGTACTCACAGTGGGTTCCGGAGGTGCGAACTTCGTTGACGGTGACAAGTGCATCTTGATCAGCGACGATCTTATGTTCTCCGACTTCCCCGGAAGCCTGCGTGGTGAGTTCGCTACAGTGCAACGCAAAGTCGATGATGGCAGCAACATCATCGGCCTGTGGGGCGCAGTCAAGATGACGTACACTACGAACGTCAGGTTGATTAAGACGCCGCTGTTGTCAGGTGTTGCTTATCGCAACTTCTCCATCACGATGGACGAGACTGTAGTCGTGATGAACACAGCAACACAGAACCTCGACGCCATTGACATGACTTGGTGTCAGTCTCCCACTGTCGAGAACGTTCACATCGCTAACTTCCTCAAGAATGGCGTGTTCTTCATTGGATGCAGTAGTGCACGAGTTGACCGTTGTCGTATGACAGATGGCGCGACAATTCATACAGGTTCAGCAATTGGTACTCCGCTACCAGAGAATCCAGATGGCCCTGCTGGCTATGGCTACGCAGTTGGCGAACTCGGTATCAACGAGGGACTAGTTGTCGATAGCACAGTCAACGAACGTGTACGTCACGGTTACACTACGAGCATGGGCAATCCTGCTGTGTTCGCATACGGCTATCCACACGGCACGATAGTCAGCAACAGTGTGTCCATCGATCCTAAGAGTGCAGGATGGGACACACATCCGGGTCCGTTTGGTACGACGTTCACAGGATGCACTGTGATAGGTGCACGCACGTTCGCGTATCAGATTCGTAGTCGTGCTTGTACTGTCACTGGATGCTTCGCAAGTGCCTCACTCGGTGCTGCATTGTGGGTGCGTGGTGGTGGTGGATCGTACGGTAACGAGTGTCGAGTGAGTGGGTTCACTTCGACTGATTCGAATTACACCACTGAACCAACATCGAGCATCGACTGGAAAGAGTTCGGTGCGATTGTCGATGACGGTGACGACAATCAGTTCGACGGCATCACTGTCGTGCGTAGCGGTGGACCGTTGCTCACGGTGTCGACGACAGCGTTCTGGGCAAAGCGAGGCACGTACACGAACCTAGTAGGACATGAACTGTGTCAGCTTGCTGTGACTAAGAAGTACGCCGTCGACATCAATCCAGACGGAGTATTCGGTGGAACACCTCACACGAACTTCTCCATTGATGGATTGACTGTGCATAGCACGGACGCGAAGGTGACGAGTCTAGTCTATCGTCGCGTGAACACTGTCGTGCTCGATCTCAAGAACATCATCGGCTACGGACACACGGGCTCGTCATTCCATGGACCTGATTCTGATGCGAATGTGACGTTCGGTGATGTGCAGGGTCCGTCTTACAGAGAAGTACGTGGTCCACGGTTGCGTGAGGACTTCATCGGCACGATCAACTCAACAGTGTGGAAGACGACACTCGTTGGCTCTGATCCACAGTGTGCTGCTGCGACGCCCCTAGCTGCATTAGGTGGGATCATTCGCATGACATCAGGTGACACTGGTGGCAGCGTTACTGGTTCTGCGAGCATCGCACTGGATGGCGTAGCACTCGTTACGACTGTCGCACAGTGGCAAGCAGCAGCAGGCGGACTGAGTGCTGAGTTCAAGATCTCACTGCAAAGTGCATCAGCAGTGTGCGTCTTCGTGGGATTCACTGACAACATTACTACGCTGAACATGCCATTCACGATTGGGCCAGGGAATGCGTTGCTAGTGAACACGGCTAATGCAGTTGGCATGGTCTACGACAACGCTGCTACCACGCTAGAGTGGACAGGTGTTGGTGTAGCAGCCAGCGTAAGTGCAGGCATGGCGCCAACTGCTACGTCTCCAGCATCGGCAGTGATGCAGCGACTGCGTGTCAATGTGGGTGCTACGGGAAGTGCATCGTTCGCTGTCAACGGTGTTACTAGGTCGTCGCTATCAAATGCAGTAACGACTACGACACTGCTGTCACCTATCGTGGCGATACTGTCACGTACTACAGCGACTAAGTTCGTCAACGTTGACTACATCTTCGTGGAGCAAAACGCTGTGTAGGAGAGTGCAATGTCACTTCTCTGGATTCTCGTCATCGTGTTGCTGGTGCTTGCAGTAGCAGGTGCACCAACGTGGCCGTACTCGACAGGTTGGAGTTATGGCTGGGGACCGTCTGGTTTCGTTGGTTTGCTTGTCATCGTGTTGATCATACTGCTACTGACAGGGCGACTTTAGGAGATTCACATGACACGTGGACTCGTCTTCTGGATTCTCATGCTGATCTGGTTCGTGTTCGGCATTGTGTGGCACTTCGGACTGATTGGTGGTGGGTACGGTGTGCTAGGTGGTGCACTGCTCATCTTCATTCTGTTCGCTCTACTCGGCTGGCAGGTATTCGGCCCGCCGATTCATGGTTGAACTTCAACAACGAAAGGAACGTGTAATGCCTCGTGAAGCATGGGTACTAGTCAAGGCTATGGTGTCAGATGCGTACCCGGATCAAGGATTGCCGGGACCGCAACCGCCGATGCGTCCACCTGGCTATCCAGATCAGGGACTTCCCGGTCCGCAACCGATTCCGGGTTGGCCTGCATATCCGGGTGGTCCCGGTGGCGGACTTCCGGGTGGAAGTGGTCCTGTTGATCCCGGTTATTCACCGCCGTGGGCACGTCCGCAACCGCCAGGCATTTGGGGGCCGACTGATCCACGTCCCACGCATCCGATCTACATTCCAATTGTACTGCCGCCCGATCCCGAGCATCCGAACGTACCTACTCATCCGATTTACATCCCTGTGTATCCGGACAATGCACTGCCGGGAAGTCAGCCGCATCCTGACAACACGTTGCCGGGATCGCAGCCACGACCGGATCACGGGTACTTGCCGTATCCAGACAACACGCTACCGGGACAAGGTGGTTCTGATCCACGTCCTGCACTGATTGCGAAGATCATGAAAGTGATTGACTTCTGGACAGGTAACTTGCCGACTAATCCAAACCCGACGCCAACGCCGCAGCCTGCTGAGTAACACTACATGGCAACGATGCTTTCTCCACACTTCACACTTGAAGAGATGACACTGTCACAGACAGCATGTCGCGAGGGATTGAACAACACGCCTGATGAGGCAGCGTTGCACAATCTCCAGGACTTGTGTGTGGTGTTGGAGAAGGTGCGTTCGTTGCTGATGGACAATGCAGTGCTGATCTCTAGTGGGTATCGTTCGCCGGAAGTCAATGCAGCGTGTGGAGGCTCAAGTACGAGCGCACACATGTACGGACTTGCGGCGGACTTTACCTGTCCAGCATTCGGGACACCGTACGACATATGTGTCAAGCTAGAGCCGTACATGAACGAGCTGAACATTGACCAGTTGATTCACGAGTACGAGGGCTGGGTGCATCTCGGGCTGACTGACGGTGACGCACGATGCATGACACTCACGATCAACAACAGCGGCACGACGACAGGGTTCGCATAGTGGTTTTAGGTGAACGAAGACAAGCCACCCTTCGACACGGTGAGAGCCGCGTTCTTTCTGGTGGCTGGCGTTATCAGCGTGCAGTGCATCATCCTGATGTACAGCGTAGTGTTCTGTTCATTCTTCTCGACTGGAGAGCGATGCGAGGGCTTGCGTGGTAGCTTGACTGAGTTGTTAACAGCAGCACTAGCAGCAGCACTCGCATTCGCAGGCGGAATGACAAGGAAGTAGGAGACACACATGAGCGATGAACAACCGGACCTACCCTATGACGTGAAGCAGTGGAGACTTGACGAGAAGAAGAAGAGTGCTGAGCAAGTAGCGCCAAGCACAACGAGATACACAGTGCGATTCCCGAGACGCGAAGAGATGCGGTACTTGGTGAGCATCGGACGCAGGCTGCATGACAACAGCAAGTTCAGGTTCATGGAGTACGATGAAGACCGTGTGATGATCTTGGGATACACAGCACTCGACAATCCTGGCCACATGTTCCTCATGATCATTGAGGACACGGAAGCGGAAGTACCAGTGGGCATGCTGCTCGCAGGACTGCAACAGTCGTACTTCGGCAAGGACTACGTGGCGAATGACTTGCTGTTGCTTGTAGAGGAAGAGCACCGTGGACGTTGCATGAGCGCACTGAGACGCATCACCGCTCTGTACCGTGAGTGGGCAGTAGAGCGTGGTGCACGGCGTGTGTACCTGAGCACATCCACAGGCGTCGATCCAGAGCGGACACGTGTCGCACTTGAGGCATGTGGCTTTCATCAGATCGGCACGATACACGAAGCATAGGAGGCAGGCATGTGTGGTGGTGGCGGAGGCGGCGGCGGTAACGACTGGACGTATCAGGCGAACATCGACCGTGATGTTAAAGCACAGGAGCGACGTGATGAACAAGCACGTGCTGACAAGACAACGGCAGATGCTGAGGCTGAGAAAACTGCTACGCGTAACAAGTTCACCACGGATATAGCTGCTGCACCTGAGAAGGGCCGCGCACTATATCAGCAGTACATCGCTGAGCGCGGATTGCCGTACGATGCAGGTGCAGAGTCCAAGATCGTGCAGAGCATCATTGATCAGATTCCTGACTTGGACCCGAACGTCAACAAGTACTTCACAAACGAGGCAGTCGGCACTCAACTTGACACAGTTGCACAAGGCACACGTGATCGACTTGGTAATGAGATCAGGAGCACGTTTGCTCCAGGTTTCGAGCGCACGTTGATTCCCGATACTGCGGATGATCCATTCATCAGCAGCATTCTTGGTGAGCAACGCGCCAATGCACAGAAGGTCGTGGACTTCAACAAGGCACGTGGACTGTTGAATGAGACAGGGTACGGCGCTGCACAGAACAAGCTGAACACGCAAGGCAGTGCAGCACGTAGCACGTTGTCACAGATCGGTGAGTCGATACTTGGCAAGTACAGGCAAGGTGTGAGTGACATTCGTGGTGAGGCTGGTACTGCTGCTAGTGGGTACAAGTACGGACAGGCTGCACCGGACATCGGCTCCTACTACACACGCGCAGCAGGTAAGGCGAAGACTGATCTCGCAGGCATCGAGGGCAGTATTCGTGGTGCAGTGGGAGGCACTAACTACTTCGATGCGCCGATGGCACTGCAAGCTGGCGGCACGATGCAGGGTCCGATTGATCTGACTACTGCGAGTGCTGTCGGGCCAATGGCAGAGAACACTAAGCGTGACAAGGGCCGTGGACTTGGCAGCAGTGGAGTGTTCTAGTGGGTGAGCTAGTCCATGTGTACACTCGGATTGCAGCGACAACGTCAGGCGCAACGGAGAAGATCGGCAAGCTGACTGCACTCGTGAAGACGCTGCCACAAGTGGAGTTCGTGACGGAGCATCTACTGCACGGTGGCATGTACACGAGGACAGTTCGACTGCCTGAGAAGGCGCTGTGCACGGCGGTGTTGATCTTGCCTTCTACTGTGCTGATCACGATGGGGACTCTGGACGTGTGGTCGAATGATGAGTTGACGCACGTAGCTGGGTACAACGTGATACCTGGTGCAGCAGGCAGGAAGATCGCATTCCTCACGCACAGTGAAGTAGCCATGTCGATGGTGATGCCGTGTGAAGCTGAGACAGTGGATGAGGCGCAGCGAGAGTTCACGAGTGAGTTCGAGTTGCTTGTGCCTCTGTCTGATGTGGATAGACACCGCATCTTGATTACGGGAGAATAGAATGGCTGGCCTTATCTCTGCTGGCACGGCTACGCTCATCGGTGCAGGGCTTAGTGCTGGTGCATCAGGCGCAGGTATCCTCGCGAGCATGAGCGCTGCTGACAAGAACGCTGCGGCACAGGGAGCAGCAGTTGGTCAATCAGCAGCAGGACTTGCGCAGCAGATGCAGTTGCAGAATGAGATCTTGCGTATGCAACGTGAGTTCCAGACTGCGACGACTACGGACGCTGATGGGAATAAGTTAATCTATGACCCACAGAAAGGCTGGATACCGCTGCTGTCTGAGCGTGGCTTGCAGATGCAGGCAGCTCAACGTGCAGCACAGGAGCAGGAGACACGCAAGTACTTCGGACGGCAGCAGGTCGAAGAGGGACAAGCGTACGGGCGTCGTCAAGAAGAAGGCGGCACTGCACGCGAGTTGCTGGATCAGATACGCAATCAGTACGGTGCACCGACACGGGAGGGTACTGTAGGCGCACAGAAGATCGCTGCTGTGACACCTGCTGGTGAAGCTGCGGAGAACTTGAAGTCAGGCGCTGCGGCATCGACTCTGCGTACAGGAGGCAACGTCGGCACACTAGGCGCACAGTTCAACGCAGTGGATCGCAACGCAGCGGCAGGTCAGCGGAGTGCTCTCGCGCAAGTGGATGCGATGCCGGGATTCGCTGATGAAGTGCTAGACAAGTGGCGTGCTGGGAAGTTGGCGAGCTACACGCCATTGGCAACGCGAGCGAGTAACTACGGCAATGTGCCAGCACCCAATGCGGGACAGGAAGCACTCACAGCACAGATCGCACAACGCGCGGCGAGGCCATTCGCTGTGAGTCCGTACGCAGGTGCGACCACGAACGCTGCGAATAAGGACTTGGTGAGTGCGATGGCTGCGAACAAGAACACGTTCCCAACAGGTGCGTTCGGCGCTGGTGCAGAGACAATCAACACAGCGATCAAGGACTACTTCAGCACTCAGAACAAAGGCAATGGCATTCCGTGGCAGGAAGACTCACGCAATCCAGACGCCTTCAATAAGTGGAGGTTCTAGTGGCAACGACTAAGGGCACAGCGATTGCCGCACCGCAGATATTCGGCAGTGATCCACTTGAGCAGGGCTTCGCGAAGGGACTCACTGACCCGGACATGGGCGGCTTGTCGTATGCGTTCTTCAACGCTGCGCGTGGGGATCGTGCGAGGAACCAGTCCACGTACCTAGAGGCGCTGCGTGAGTCGAACATGATGGCAGCGAGGCTTGCAGCACATGAGGCGGATCAGGAGTTGCTGGGCAAGTACCTCACTAGCTCTGCCGAGATGGCGAATGCTGGCATTGATCCAAGCACAATGCCCATTAGCGCGAAGCTGTACAGAGACCCCATGGACCCACTCGTACGGCAGCCGTCTGCGTTGTCTCGTGATGTGAAGCTCACACAAGCAGAGAAGAATCGCGCTGATGCTGCACAGGCACGAAGCGGCGGTGCTGGTGGCGGAGTGCAGTTCCAAGTTGATCAAGACTACGGACCGGGAGGTAGTGCAGGCAACAGGAAAGAGACATTCAAAGGCAAGGACCCAGCAGCAGTAGCAGCCGCAGCGGAAGCACGTGCACGAGCGAATGCTGCTCCCGGTACTGGTACTGTGATACGTGGCGATGGCACAGTAGGACCACCTACTACAGCGGACGCACGTGCAGCTGGTACACCTGGATCAACAGTAGGCGTAGGCAGTGACGCACGTGCACGAGCAGAAGCACAGAGGACGCAGAAGAAGCTTGAGCAGGTGAAGTGATGGCGAACGCAGAAGATCTGAACGCTGTACAGGAAGCGCCGTGGATGGCGACGCTGCGTGGCGGTGCTACGAAGCTCGGTCAACTTGGAGAAGCTGCGTGGAACAATAGTCCATTTACATTGCCGACACGCATGGCACTGGCATACGCGAACAGTCCAGGCGCACAGGACACAGTGAACAGAGCAGTTGACTACGTGAAAGGCACGAACCCTACTGACATTGCGGAGACTGTGCTGCGGCTCAATCCTGTGACTGCTGCGCCGTTCTACATCAAGGACGCGATGCAAGGTAAGCTCGTTGACAATCTGCGGTACGACGCAGGCAGTGCAGCAATGATCGCACCTGACATTGCACGTAGTGTGACTGCTCTGCCTGGCTTCGTGAGTGATGTGTCTGGTATGACTGGTGGTCCAACGCTGCCTCAGTCAGTGACGGATACGCTCGCAGGTGCAGGGAAGTGGGTGAACGATACCGCTACGCCATACGCTGATGACATTGCAGGACGACAGGTGAATGACACGTTGCTGCGTGGTACTCCTGCGGACATGGCATCAGGCTGGCGTCGTGCGGTTACTGGTGGTT